GGAATTCTGAAATAAAAAATATAGCATACGGTATTCATTAAAATGTTTAGACACCCAAAATATTATAAAGAATTACGATCGATACGTAATAAACTGGACCAGGCCATTAGCAGCAAGCCCACGACGGTGGGAACGAGCGTGCGTCCTGGTCCGGGCCCCAAGCACCAAGCCTCAAGCAGCAAGCCACAAGCATCAAGCTCCAAGCTTGTTGAAAAAAAGGTCACAAGCCTCAAGCGTCAAGCATAAAGCCTCAAGCTTCAAGCCAAAAGTCCCAAGCGCCGTGATCCCTGAACCAGGGTACAAGCGGTACCCAACATGTTTAGCGGACCTTGGATCAAGGGCCTCTACCAAGATAAAACTATTCTGTGGATGGTCGTGATGGAAGGCAATTTGGTGTGGTGAAAACTTAACCTTGTTACTCTTCGTAACTTTTAGTTCGACAGTGAAAAAGTGGCCAGAATTATTATAACCCAATAGATCGGGAGTACCAAGTAAGCTAATATTTTCAAGTCTATTCCATATAATTTTGGGAGTTTTAGACTTAAGTTTTTTATATAATTTACGCTCTGGTCCCATAGTTTTTTAGGGGTAACACTGTCATTCATTAATAGTCCTTTGCTAGTTTATCAGGCAAGATAATACTAGAAGGCTTTTGTGTTTTTAAAACTAATCTATGAGCGCTATGTCCTTTGAATCCAGGAATTGGTTGTGAGTTCTCGTGTACTTCCATTCGTCTGACATCATACAATGTGCCATTAACTTCAACGAACAAAACAGCATTCTTAATTGCATCCGAGCCTGTCGTGAACTGCGCAAGAAATTCTTGTAAATCTTTGACTCTCATTGAGACTTCCGATTTAACTTGTCTGTTAATTCCTGTATCACTTTTTTATAACCTTGCAACAAGTTTTTATCTTTTATAGATTCCGATTCTAATTTCTGTAATTGAATACGTAACTCACCATTCAATTGTTGATGCGTTTCATTGATATGTTCTAAATCTTTTATTCTTTCCATTAAATCTTTCATATTGACTTTATAACGATGTTACCCTAAATTGTCAACCATGGGTTTACCAAAGAGATTAACAGAAATGCAAATGCGATTCGCAGAGTTTTTAGTATTCGGCGATGAAACAGGACCATTGACACAATCAGAAGCTGCTGTCAAAGCAGGTTACTCACCTAAACGTTCAAGACAAGAAGGATCAGAGTTAACGAATCCTAGACTGTCACCACTTGTAGTTAAATACATTGGCGAGTTAAGAGAAGAACGAGTTAGAAAACATGAAGTGACTTATGAAGGCCACGTTGCAGAGCTAGCTAGATTGAGAGAAGCCGCTTTAAAAAAAGGAAGTTTTTCCTCAGCCGTAAATGCTGAAGCGAATAGGGGAAAAGCAGCAGGACTATACATAGACAGGAAAATAATAAAAACAGGTAAGTTAGAGGATATGTCAGAACAAGAATTAGAAGCAAAGATGAAACAAATTTTAAACGATTACGAGCCTCTGTTAAATGTGACTCCATCTATATCTTCTGAATCTTCTTTACCCACTGACGCGGAATCATCGTCCGATCCCCAAAAGTAATTCCATCATCATCTTTATCGTAAGACGCAAATAATTTTATAGACTTATCATCTTTAGAATACAACCAACCTTCGTTAACAGGTCTTGCTAACTTCATCTTATCAAACTCTTTCTCTGTAGCCCAGCCAGAGTCACTAACACAATCAATCCACTCCACTCTGACTTTTTGAAAAGGTATGTCAGGAGTTGTTTCGGTGATAACAGCTTTACGTCTTTTTCTAGGCATATTTCCTTTTAACACATTTACATAAGGGATCTAGAAAGTTTTAAACTTTTCAGAATTTTTTCAACGTTTCGCGGAAGGGCATTTTGTCTATGTATATAGGTGGACAAAATAAAGTGTCCACCTAAACATGATTTGTACCATAAAGTGTCCACCCTAAAGTCAATAAAATCAACACTTCTAGACCAAAAGTACACAAGTACACTTTTTTTTAGCTCAAAAATTTTTTCTAAAAACTTTTTAAACTTTTTAGATCCCTTATAGAAGGGTCTTTGCCTCTTTTTCGCCATAATGCTGCTCAATTACTGCCATTTTATCTTCAGCTTCAGCCATTACTGATAGTAATTTGTCGACTTCTGCTGTTATGTCAGGATGCTCAGGTATTACTAGCTCATGGTCACTGTAAGCTTTGATCTTATACTTTGCGTCTTCTATCTCAGCAATGTATCTAGCTTTCATTACATGTTTTAGTTTATCGTTCATCAAAGTCCTCCTTTGTAATATTTACTTTTGCTTTCTCTTTTTCATCAAATTTTAGGTCATGATACATGTCCAATCTTTTGAGAAACTTATGTTTATAGCTCCTTAATTCAGGTCCTTCTATTTTAAATTCTTGGTAATATAGGTCCGGTGTACACATCATAATAACACCTTGTTTGATTTGACTACCATAAACGTAGTCATGTGCCATAGCGTAGGCGGCTATCTGTAGGTAATAATCTTCTACCCACTCTTTTTGTTTTGGTCTGTTTGATTGTTTAAAATCTACAATAGTCTCCATGCCATTATGCAAACAAACGAGGTCAGTAGACCCAGCGTATAACCCAGGATAATGCAACGTGACTTCCGATCCGTAATACTCTTCAACAGGTGTAAGACCGATATCAATAACTTTCTCGGCCATGGTTTTCGCCTTCTGTCCGATCTCTGTAAGATCATTATACCCAACTCCTTGTACATAAGATTCCAGGAACTTGTGCATAGCGGTCCCCCTGGTACTAGATAAATTTTTGATTCGTTCTGCTTCTTGTTCTCCAACTTTGGCCTTCCAGTCTTGTAAAAATTTTTTATTTTTAGTAGCTCCCAATACAGTAGTTACACTTGGAAGTCTATAATTACTTATCTCATAAACCCTGGTCCCTGTTTCTTGGTCCGTGATCTGTTTTCCTTGTATATAGTTGTATTTACTATTCTTTTTTAGACCATGGTCCTTGGTCCCAATTGCATGATACTCGGCTATGTCTTTATCGTTCATCATTTTATATTCCTTATCACTAAATAAATTATAATTAGTCCTATCATTAAACAGACCATATTATAAAAAAACATACCTATACCAAATTCAAATGTCATTTTTTCTTTATTTTAAAAAACCATGACACATCTCTACCATTATCCAGGCACCATTGATAATGACTTTCTAAAACTTTTCTAGATAATCTTTCGTCAGGTTTCATAGTTTATTTTTTATCTCCTCTAAGTATTCTTCGTTTTCTTTTTCAATATCATCTTCACTACCTCTATCAATTTTTACATTAAAGATTCTATTAAACTCTTCTTTATATTTTTTAGTAGGAATCCTACTTCTACCATCCCAAGGTCTATCTTTTTTTTCGGTAGCCATAACCTTTTTTCCTATCTCCATATAACAATGTCCATGACCACGACGTAAGTTTAGTCGAGTAATGGTATATAATTTCTAACATAATTCTAATCATTCCGGTAAATGTACTCTCATATATTCTTTTATATCTACTACGTTATTTTTAGTTTTTACTTTTTTAGTTCGTTTAGTTGGCATAGCATCGTAAATCTCTCTAGTGTCTAAATCAACGTACACTAATTTTACATCAAGCTCCTTTTGTTTTCTAGTAGGAGTTCTATTTACTTTCCAACCATTTTTAGTACGTAAACTCAAAGCTTTTACGTCTATCAATATCACGTCTCCTGTTCGATCTTCGTCTATTATAACTAAATCGACAGGACCATGTTGTGATATATTTCTATGTACCGAGTATCCTAAATTAATAAAATACTCAGCAGCGATCAATTCTGCACGATCGCCTTTGATATGTTTACTGTGAGCCATTAGTAAATACCCATTTTACTACTGACGTTGTTGGATCAAAGCCGTCAAACTTTAGATCTCTAGTGCAACCGGTGAGAATCACCATCATCAATAAGACCGTCATCACTCGTCTCATATATTTCCCCTTCCGAGTCACAGTCCCAACATTGGTGTACTGTGTCTTCTTCCATTATACTTGCTACTTTGACAAAACCATTACCCTTACATGTAGGGCAAATGTATTTCTTTAATCTATTTACTTTTAATTTTGCCATTTAACTTCTTCGCTTTCTCGTTTGCTATTGATTCAATTGTTTTTGATATGGATAATTTAGCATCGGGCAATAATACCTTTGATAACTTTTCCAAAATAGCATATGTTTCTTTTGTTAGTGAAACATTTTTGTATTTATTCATGTCTGTCATGCGTGTTCCTTTCATATTAATATACCTTATATAGGTGATTTTATAGGATTGTCAATGAAAATATTATTAAGTTTAGTTATTTGTTCTCAAGTTGCGGGTACTTGTT